AGCAGGAGTAGCAGGTATTAATGCTGCTACCAAACTAGTAGATAATGGGTATCCTGGTGAATTAATCACCATTATAGACAAAGGTAAAGACCCAATAAACCGCCTACCTGAAGAGGTAATGACTGGTATGCTTGGTGCTGGTGGGTGGAGTGATGGTAAATTAACCTATCATACATCAATAGGTGGTCAATTAGCCAAGTATTGTGGTGAAGAAAAAGCAATGGATTTGATGAAACAAGTAGTGGATAACTTTACTCGTTTCCACCCTAAACCAGAAGAGATATTCATGTCTGATCCTCAGGAAGAACCTGAATTCATTAAACCATACTTTGGTTTGAGAATGTTTCCTGTATGGCACATTGGATCTAATTTCTTACATGAGATTGCTAAAAATTGGTATCAATATTTAGTTGATAAAGGTGTTGACTTTAAATGGAATTTTGAAGTTTATGGTATTGATTTTGAAAATAATAAAATTAATGCTATTAAACACAGTGAAGACGCAGACTCATTAGAATCACTAACTTTATATGATGAATTAATATTTGCAGTAGGTAAATCAGGTATTAACTTTGCTCAAGCATTATCTAATCAATATGAATTACCAACTGAACCTAAATCAGTACAAATTGGAGTTCGTTTTGAAGCACCACAAAATTACTTCCAAAAACTGATTGATGTAAGTTATGATTTCAAATTATATCAGAAGTTTGATAATGTATCTTTAAGATCATTCTGTACAAATAATAACGCTGCTTATGTAGCAGTAGAAGAAACATACGGTGATGTTAGTTACAATGGTCACGCTAAGAAAGGTGAAGAATTTAGAAATGATATGACTAACTTTGGTATCTTAATGGAAATTAAGGGTATTGAAGATCCATTTGCTTGGAGTAGAAATGTAGTACAGAAATTACAAATTGATGGTACTGGATTATATTATTCACCATCTCGCAAACCAGCTCTTACATCTGAAGGAGTAACAGTAAGTGCTACTCAAATTGATTCATTAGATTTATTTAAAGAAGCAATGGGTGAATATGCTGATTATGTTATCAATTTTATTGATGATATGAATAAAGTATTTGAATTTAATAATGATTGGGGAATGTATATTCCTGAAGTTAAATACTTATCACCTGAACCATTAGTTAACTATGATAATTTATCATTAACAGAATACCCAAATGTATACTTTGCTGGTGATGCTCTATCAGCTAGAGGTATTACAGTATCAGGAGCACATGGAATTTATATTGCAGAAAATTTAATAAAATAGTTATGTCAGAAACAAAAAGGTTAAAAACACAAGATGGATCAATAGTATATTATTGGGAAGGAAAAATGCATAATTGGGATGGTCCCGCATATATTCCACAAGGTAATAAACGTGCATCTGAATATTGGTTATTTGGAATTAAATACTCTAAATTTGAATGGGAAGACAGAAAAAAGGATGTTAACGGACAACCATTCTACAAAACAGCAGCTGGTAAAGCAGCAGGTGCAAGAGTTTAAGCAAAATAAAGGTTATATATTCATTACATGAGTAGAGGAAGACCAGCAATAGTAGAACCAGTAGAAGCACCAGTCAAATACACTCGCGTATTCGAAGATGAACTTATCATTGAAACATGGACATACGATTTAAATAAATTTCACGGTCCTATTAACGTTGATATTAAGTATAAAGCGGGTGCTGAAAAAGCTATTAAGCAACAAATAAAGCAAATTAAGCAGGAAAAGAAGACAGCTCGTCAAATGAAAAAAATAAACGAAAGAAATAAAAAATGAAAATAGGATTAGTAGGAACAATGAGTGTAGGTAAAACTACATTAGCTAAAGCATTAGGTGAATTAGATCAATTTAAAGATCATAGTGTGTATACTGAGCGCAGTAAATACTTACGCGATTTAGGCATTCCATTAAACACTGACTCTACACTACCAGGTCAATTTGTATTTTTAGCTGAGCGCGCTAGTGAATTACTACAACCAAATGTTATCACAGATAGAACAATATGGGATGTATGTGCATTTACATTAGGTTCTAAATCAATAGAAGAATTTGCAAAACGTGCATTTGTTGATGCTGCTATGTTCTTACGTAGTCATTATGATTTAGTTGTTTATGTATCACCACGAGGTGTTAATATGGAAGATAATGGTGTACGTGAAACTGATTTACATTATAGACGTAAAATCGATGAGGTTATTAAACTGTCACTAGTTGAATATAGACCAAATAAATTAATTGAGGTAGAAGGCACAACAGAAGAACGTATCGCTACAATTTTACAAAACCTATAATATTTATATGCACAATAACAACAAAATGAAAGTATCAGAACTACAAGAAATTATACGTAACGTCATTAAAGAGGCGTTAAATGAAGACCCAGCTGCAGATAAAGCGGCACAAGATGCTGAAAAAGCATCTGTACAAAAGCAAATAGCTGCTCTTAATAAAAAGAAATCAGAATTAAATGCAAATAAACCATCTTCAGAAGATAAACCAGCACATGATGCTGAAAGACTTGCTGTAGATAAAAAGATTGCATCTTTAAATAAAAAAACACAAAAATTAAACAAACCAGGTATTTCATCACTTGAATTAGATGAAATGGCAAACGTATCAGTACGTTACCAATTAGCTGGTGATGTTAATGCTGAAGATTTTAAAGGTAAGAAAAATAGAATTATCACTGCTATGAAAGCTACAGGCGAACCTATGGCAAAAATTGACGTAGCTGGTGAATTAGGATACGATAAACAAAATCCAATTAACTCTGATTTCATGGAACTTGTAGCATCAGGTGTGATTGAACCAGCGGGTGAACAAAAAGCACCACGTCTATCTCGTCCCGCATCAGAACCAACAAAAGGTGGTGAAGATGAAGAAGGATTTGTTTCTGGTGATTTAAGTGATGAAGAAGTAGATGCAATGTTTGCTAAAGCAAAAGCATCAGGTGACGATGAACCAGAAATTGGTGATATTGAAAAAGCAGACGTAGCTGCAGCTAAAATGTCAGATGCTGACTATGAAGCATTTATGAAAGTTTCTGATTTAGAAAATCGTTTAGCTTCTACAAAATCTAATATCTTAAAATTAAAGAAATCAAAAGGTATTGCTGGTGATATTGGTGATAAACCATCTGATGAATTGCAGCGTTTACGTGATTTAAAAGCATCATTAGAAAAGCGTATTGATGATTTAGTAGCTGGCTCTGAATACTTACAAAAACGCCAATCTAAAGCTACTGGTAAAGAATATATTAAACAATCACCAGAAGAAATTAATATTGCAGACGAAGAACCACTAGACGAGTGGACTATGAATAGAATGCAATACTATGCAGGTATTAAAAAATAAAAATATGTCAAAATTAAAAAAAGTATTACCAATTGTTATATTTGCTGTAATAGCAATATTAATTGGTAGTTTGTTATTCGAAAAATGTAATAACAATGTTGAGCATAAAGCATTTTTATCTCAAATGGATAGCTTACACAAGGTAAACGATTCATTATATAGTGAAATTGCTAAAGACGATGCTGAAATTGATTCTTTAGATTTAGTAGCTGTTGATTTACAATTTAAAGTAGATCACCAAAAAACAAAAGTTATTAAAATTGTTGAAACAATTGAAATTGAAAAAAACAATGTTGATTCTTATACTGAACAAGAATTAATCAGTTCACTTAATAGACGTTACCCTAAAGATACAGTAACTAATCCATTACCAGTAGCACAACCCGTATTAGTAAGTGTTGCTAAGGATTTAGTAGAACTAGATGGTGCTAAACAAATTATAGTATTAAAAGATAGCTCTATCGTTACATTAGAAAGTAAAGTTACTGTTAAAGATAGTATTATTGGTAAGTATGCTAATAAAGAAATTAACTACAAAAATATCATCCTGAATAAAGATAAAGAAATTACAGGATGGGAAGGACAATATCAAAAATTAGAATTGCAATACAATAAATTAAAAGTTAAATCTAAATTCCAACGTATAGGAAGCTATATCGTAATTGGTGGATTGGCTTATTTAATGTTAGCAAAATAAAGCCCACGCCCCCACATAACTAGGCCTGTCCATAAGGACGGGCCTTCTTTATATATTTATATACATGAGTCAAGCGAATATTAAAGAAATAATCAAACAGGAGTACATTAAATGTGCCACAGATCCTGTCCATTTTTTCCGCAAATACTGCTACATTACTCACCCAATTAAAGGTAGAGTTCTATTTCATCTATACCCATTCCAAGAGGATGTTTTAAATGATTTTAGAAGTAACAGGTTTTGTATTATCAATAAATCAAGACAGCTAGGTATCTCAACATTATCAGCTGGTTTTGCTTTATGGACAATGCTATTTAATAAGGATAAAACCGTGTTGTGTATTGCAACAAAGCAAGAAACAGCTAAGGGGATGGTGGATAAAGTACAGTTTATGTACAACAACTTACCTTCTTGGTTAAGAGGTAATCAAAAACCAATATCTGATAACAAATTATCATTAAAATTAGCCAATAACTCTCAGATTGTTGCCACATCA